CCTAACAATGTTAGGCACATAACGTAACAAAGGAATACACAATGCTACACAACCCCAAACCCAATGACCAACTCACGGACTCAATAATTTACGTGCTCGGCCTGATCGCTGTGCTCGTTGTCTGGATGACTGCTTAAGGGGATGTTATGACTACCAACGAATACACAACAGCAGACGGCAAATACTTCATCAAGGTATACGGCAACGGATGGGCTTACAGCATTGCTGACAACAAGAACTCCGACGTTGACCCGCTCTGGTTCCAAGACGAGGATGCCATCAACGTGCAGAACGAGACCGAGGACTTCACCAATACGATGGTGCTTGATATGTATTTCGAGATGATTGGAGGCTAACAATGTTAGGAAATGAATACACAAGCAGCGATAGCTGCGGGGATGGCGTAACGACAGCGTTAGCTGGGGTAGGGACAAACGACTGGCGTGAGTGCATTGACTGCGGTGATGAGTTCCCCGCCGAGCGGTGGGCTCTTGGATACAGGTGCTGCCTCTTTTGCGGTGAAGACCGAGCGACAGCGGAGCGTGCTTCATGGTGCGTAGTGATGGAGTACGGCAAAGGCAACTACCAATTTGTCACACAATCCGCCGCCAAGCAGACCCTGCTCAACACTAACCAGAAGCAACAAAGGGGATAAACATGGACAAATACCTCGTTTACAGCAGAGACACGCCAAGGGGGGTGCGCTTTACCCACATGGAGGAGGAGGCCTACGACAAATGGTACTTGCACAACCCTAAAGAGAGGCATAACTACCCAGTCGTGGCGCGAGGGCTGACGTTGAAGGTGGCGAAGAAGATGGTAGAGCTAACGCATGAGGAGGAGTGATGGATAAACCCAAGAGGTACGTGATGGTGCGCATGAAGCGGAGCGGGAGTTTATACGTTCTACACCGCCCTAAGTGGGAGAGTATGCGCAGATTGGGTGACCCGTTCGACAAGTCAACGATTGTTGCCGAGAGTGACGAGATGCCGAGCCTGATGAGATTCAAAGAACTAACGAAAGAGGAGAACTAACAATGTTAGATGCAACACAAAAGCAGCCCCGCTGCGGGGTTGGGCGAAAGACTGCGGTAGCAGACAAACACAAATTCAAGGTGACAGTCAACAACGCAGGTGAGATTCTGACGTTCTACACCACGACCACAAGCCCAAACAACGCCAAGCGCAACGCGATATACCAACTTGCGCACAAGCTAGGGCGCAACCCACAAGGGCTGATGATGCAGTTGAGAGACAGGGCGACGGTTGCCTTGGCTTCGGTTTAATTTTTAAGGAGTAATAGATCATGGGAGGCAAAAAATAGGATATAATAAAACCAACACAACACCAAGGGGCTAACAATGTTAGGTATCTACGCAATCATCCACAAGGCGACAGGCAATCAATACGTAGGGCAAAGCAGCAATATCGAGAAAAGGTTTACTCAGCACCGAGTGGATTTGAAACGAGGTAAGCACTGCAACCCGAAACTACAAAATGCATGGAACAAGTATGGCGAGGCAGAGTTTGAGTTCATGGTACTTGAGGAGTGCGAAGCCGACAACCTTGACGAACGAGAGCAGAGTTACATAGACACGAAGCCGTGGTTCAACATCGCACTGTTTGCTAACTCCAACATGAGAGGAAGGAAACACAGCGAGAAGTCGCTGGCAAAAATGAGCCAAGTCAAGAAGGGTATTTTACCTACTAAAGAAGCAAGAGAGAAGATGAGTAGCGCAGCTAAGGGAAGGAAACACACAGAAGAAGCACTGGCAAAAATGATTGCAAGTAAGAAGGGAGTCGCTAGAACCCCCGAGGTGAGGGCAAAGATTAGCGCGACATTGAAGGGTCGGCCATTGTCCGAGGCAACCAAAGCCAAGATGCGAGGTAAACGCGGCAAACGCGGCGGGGTTAACAAGAAAAGTAAACCCGTCCTATGCGTTACTACTGGGCAAGTGTTTGAGTCCGTAAGTTTGGCGGCAGAACATTTCAGTGGTAGTGCAGGATTTTTATACAACCACCTTAACGGGCAAAAGCCTAGCTTTAAGGGACACACGTTTAAATACGTAAACGAAAGGTAACATATGGGGTATACCACAGTAATGAGAGTGCCACGGATAACCAACTACAACGAGGCGCTGAAGCGATGGAACAACACCAAGCCCATACGCGGGAGGGACGGCGACCCCGTGCCGTTGGGCGACCGTAGGAATGTGGACACGTACAGCATCCGCAAAAACGTATGGACCGACACCATCGAGCTGGTGCTCTACCGCACGCCAGTAATCAAATTCAAAACCGACGGCGAAGTTGTTGTCGGGTTCGGCACATGGTCGAGTGCGTCTACGTGTCAGTTCATTAGCCGAGTGCTTGGGGTCAGTACCAACCGAGTGCGTGGGCAGGTGGTGATGCACTTTCACGACGATCCCAAGGCGATGATCGCCGACCATGAGGAGCTGACCCTGATTCGTAACAACAACGGGCAATGGATGCCCAAAGTCAAGCAGACGCTCTACGACTACCGAGTGAATCGCAAGGAGGCTAACAATGTTAGGAAGCAGGTGAGCCAGTTCAAGGACTACTTGGCAGGGGTCATCAAGCTGAAGGCTGAGGAGTTTGAAGGTGTTTGGGGGCGTGAGGGGTTCCGCGCAGTCAGGGTTACCTACGCCGAGTTGATCGAGGTGTTTGGTGCAGAGGAAGGTAGCGACAGCAAGGGGAGCCGACCCGATGCGACTAAATGGTCACGCCTCACCGACAAGCCCAAGCACTACCGACCCGAGACAAGAGCAGATGTGTGGGCGAACTACCACGAGAAGACCGCTGAGTTCTTCGACCTAATCAAGAACGACCAGTGCGACAACACGCGACACCAGAACTATTGGATTGCGTTCAACATTCTGATGGTGCAGGGGCAGAGTCTGTACTGGCGCACCGACATGGACTATCCCGTGACTCTAAATGCGGAGTCGTTCGGCAATATCTTGGATGAGATTCTGTTCAAGATGTTCAGCGACAAGGTGTTCACAAAGGTGGCACTGCCCGAGGGCAGAGTGCCGACAGGCAAGTACGACAACTACGTTTTAACTGAGGAGGATTGAGATGATTGAGTTTTCTATAACAGAGGTGCTGTTGCTCATAACTAACATTGTTAGCTGGTGCTTGTACTTCAAGACAGACGAGAGACGCAGAGCTGCCGAGTTCTTTGCACGGGCGATGATCGAGGACAAAGAGATACGCGAGAAGGTAGTGCGTGAGTTTGAAGCGTTCAAGGAGAAGAGAGTGTAAAGGACTTGACATTGTAAAGAGATTGTGATACAATATAAGCTGAGTGAGAGAGTTAAGTTGGCAATCCCGCCGACCTAACATTGTTAGAAGTAAACGAAGGAAATGAAAATGTCAGAAGTTAAATTTGGTAAGACCATCACATTGAAGCAAGCCGCGAACCTGATTCGCACCAACCCAACAACTCGGTTCATGCTACGTGGCGAGCCCGGAATTGGTAAGTCTTCTCTGCTAGAAGCAATCGCTGCACCACTAGGCTATGACTACGCCTACATTGACGTGCCGAACATGGACTTAGGTGACATTGCGATGCCCGTGATCGACCACGACACCAAGACGACTCGGTACTACCCCAATGCCCGATTCGGTATTCATACAGGCAAGCCGATGGTCATCATGCTCGACGAGTTCAGTAAGGGTGCCGACCCAGTTAAGAACATGCTGCACCCCATGCTTGAGAAGGCGAATCCACGACTCGGTGATATTCCTTTGCCCAAGGACACTATCTGTTTCCTGACAGGTAACTTGTCTACCGACGGTGTGGGCGACAGCATCAAGGCGCACAGTCTTAACCGTATCGTGCCCGTGACTATTGCCAAGCCGACTAGCGAGGAGTGGATCGACTGGGGTATGAACAACAACATTGCGCCCGAGGTGTTGGCATGGGTTAACCGTTTCCCTCACGCTATGGCTAGCTATACCGACGCAGGACAAGGCGACAACCCCTACATCTTCAACCCGAAGAAACCACAGGTTGCGTTCGTGTCTCCTCGCTCATTGGCAACGGCATCTAACATTGTTAGCACACGCAAACAGAATGACTCTGACTCGGTGATCGCCGCGCTCAGTGGTGCTATCGGTGAAGCTGCTGCTCGTGATATGCAGGCGTACATTGAGTTCTCAGATCAGTTGCCATCATGGGAAGACACCATCAAGGACCCTAAGCATACGAAGGTACCGACAAGTCCGGGCGCTTGTGCCATCGTTGTGTTCGGTGCCATCGCACGTATTGACAAGACCAACATCGAGCCATTCATGGTATATTTAGAACGCTTTTCACCTGAATGGCAGGCGGTTTTTGCTATACAACTGGCCAAAACACCAAGCAAGCAAGCCATTGCGTTCGGCGCTAAGGCGTTCTCGAATTGGGTTTCGCGCAACCAAGACCTTTTATAAGGACAGAGTATGAAGTTAGTTGATTTAACGGGGCAACAGTTTGGTCATTGGCGTGTAGTTCGCCGAGCCCCTAACAATGTTAGTGGTAAGCCAGCATGGGTATGTATGTGCCAGTGCGGGGTATCACGCGACGTAATGGGCGGTAACTTGCGTTCTGGCAAATCAACTAGCTGTGGCTGTGTGCGGGACACAAAAACAACCGAGCGCAACAAAACTCGAACCAAGCATGGAGCGCGGGGGACTACAGAGTATCGAATTTGGATGGGCGTCAAGACAAGGTGCTTTAACAAACTCGCATATGAGTACCCGCATTACGGTGGCCGAGGTATCACTATGCACAGGGCATGGGTGTCGGACTTTACTCAATTCTTAAATGACGTTGGAGTGAGGCCGACTGGCTTACATACCCTCGACCGTATCGACAACGATGGTAACTACGAACCTAACAATGTTAGGTGGGCGACCAAGAAAGAACAGGCAAACAACATGAGAACAAATCTTCTTATCACCCACAAGGGTAAAACACAAACACTATCCCAGTGGGCGGACGAGACGGGCGTAGCGTATGAGACGTTGCGATGGAGGCACAAACATGGGAAGCCACTGCTGTGAGCGACAGAGATATAAAAGTGGACAACGGTTGGGTCAATACGCACTCACCCGTTTACAAGAAACTATACGCCAAGGGGTACAGCGTGGGTGGGTATATCGACAACGGTGTGCCTAAGTACGTGTTGTACCGCACAGGTGACGCGCATGGTGGGTTCAAGTACGAGCGCATCCATGAGTTCAACTCCAACGAAGAACTAAACAACATGGTCAAGCTGTTGCTTTATGAATGAGAGGCTAACAATGTTATATGCAATGGTCAAAGACAAAAGCCAATGGCCTATGAAGTGGGAGAAGTGTGAGCTTATGCACAAGCACTTGAACCGCATGAGTTGGAGTTACCAACTTTTCATAGAGAGAAGAATGTTGTTCGACGCATTGCACCCTGAGTTCCGTGGTGTGTTGATTAAGTGGATGAGCAAGGATAACGCGGGTAATACGGCGCGAGAGACCCTATTGGAAACATCCGACCCCGAGCAGATGGAGGCAGCGTTGCTCATGCTAATCAGTGAGGCCGAGGAGCACGAGAAGGGGGCGTATGCCAGACGAGTGAAAGGCTTGCTATGAGCGATGAGTACACAAACAAACACGGGTACTTACTTAGGTATTTTGTGCGATGGGTAACCGAGTTGGGGGACCACGGGTACTTGCGACAAATTGCATGGGAGGTGTGCGACAGGCGCAAGTTCGACAAGATCGGCATAGGCGTGTTCAAGAATAAGGACGAGGCCGAGGGTATGTGTAAGTTAATGAATTCAATTGAAGAAGAAGGAACCTAACAATGTTAGAGGAAAGAAAATTGCAGAAGGCGAAGATCACAGTGATGCGCAACCCCAAGTTCGCACTACTACAAGGCGTGATGATGGTGGGGAAAACATACATCACCGACATCGTGCCGACAGCGTGCACCAACGGACGGGACGAGCACTACGGGCGTGCGTTCGTTAAGAAGCTGAGCGACAGGGAACTGGCATTTGTCATCGCGCATGAGGCTGGGCACAAGATGTACCGACACCTGACAACGTGGACTAAGTTGCACGAGGAGGACGCACAGCTAGCCAGCCAAGCGATGGACTATGTAATCAACTTGATGCTAAAGGACTTAGACCCGAACGAGTCAGTCATCGCCATGCCACGCTACACCGAGGACACAGGACATCCCAAAGCTAAAAAGGGTGACTTCATGGGCTTGGTCGATGAACGGTTCCGAGGCATGAACACCAAGCAGGTGTTCGACATTCTCAAGCAGGAGAAGAAAGATAACCCCAACGGCAGCGGTGCGGGTGACGGGTTCGACGAGCACGACTGGGACGGTGCCGAGGGCTTGTCCGACGAGGAGAAGAAGGAGTTGGCGCGTGACATTGACCAAGCGATTCGTCAAGGCTTGATCGCACACCAGAAGAACGTGGGCAAGGGCGGTGGGATGCTCGACCGAGAGCTCGAAGACTTACTCGCACCCAAGATTGATTGGCGTGAAGTGTTGCGTGAGTTCGTCAAGGCTACGTGTTCTAACAAAGATACAAGTTCATGGCGTCGTGTGAACCGTCGTTTCCTATCTACGGGTATGTACATGCCAAGCATGATCGGCGAGAAGGTTGGCCACTTGGTTGTGGCTATCGACACATCGGGTTCTATCGGTGGGCCTGAGCTTGCCGAGTTCTTGTCTGAGGTCAAGTCAATCGCTGAGGAAGTGAGCCCCGAGTGCGTGGACTTGATCTATTGGGACGGTGCAGTGGCAGGACATGAGAAGTATGAAGGCAGTGAGGTATCTAACATTGTTAGCTCGACCAAGCCACGAGGCGGTGGCGGCACTGACCCGAGCTGTGTATCTAAGTACTTGCGTGACGAGAACATCAAGCCCGAGTGTGTGATCGTGTTGACTGACGGCTATGTGCCGAATTGGGGTAGCGAGTGGACAGCGCCGACTATGTGGGTCATCAGTGGTGGCAACACAAGCGCCGTGTCTGAGCATGGCAAGACTATTTACTTGGAGGGTTGATATGCCAATGGTTGTTTCTTTAACTTACGGTGAGTTCGTGATGGACACCAAGGACGCGGTGGCGTTGATGCAGATTCTTGAGAAGGCCGAGAAGTACACCCAGAAGTGGCGATCCGAGGGCACTACGCACCATGTGTACCCGAGCGAGGAGTCGTTCAACGCGAAGCTGTTATCTGCTGATATGTATCGCATGGCGAAGCTAGCTGGCAAGCCGGAGGAGTGATGGCAATTAACAGAGACCCAGCGGAGTGGTTCGACCGACCCGATGTGTGGGATGCCGTGAGGTACGGCATCTTGAAAGGCACAGACACATGGTTGGTGTTGAAGCAAACGGCTACCGACTTCAGAAAAGGCACGACAGAGGTATTAGCAGAGGTGGATAGCCGACAGGCGGCTATTGGATTTATCAAACTTTTAGTGGAGAAATGAAATGAGTATTGCATCAAGCGCGGTTCTAGTGGAACTGAATATCAGCGTATGGCCAGCCAACAAGGTTGATGCGATCCTTGAAAAATTTACATGGTAAGGAGAAGATGATGAGTAAAGAACTATTGATGTTGCCCAACGTACGTATAGGCAAAAACTTAACTATCGAGGATGAGTCTAAGCTGGCTTTTGACAGCAGGGCATTGGCATGGGAGGTGGCGACCAAGCACCCACTATGGACTGTTGAAGTGATGGGGTTTCGTTCTTACCGTGTACTGTGTGATACCGAGGTGCTGGGTGAGATCGGCATGGAGTGGTACGGCAGCCAGATGAAGCTGTATGTACGCAACGACCGTATCAATCAAAGCAGCACACGCAAGAACGCCTATCACACCGACAAAGTAGACAAGGCATATCTGCGTGTGAAGAAGTCATTCGGCCCTATGAACTTGAGAGAGCGCGTTGAGAAAGCGTTGAAGGTAGCCGAGGGGGTACTGGAGAACCAAGCGTACAACACCCGCACTGCGGCGCGTGAGCATGAGCGTGTAGTTGATGGTACTTTGATGAAGTGGGCACGAGCAAACTTTAGCCAGTACGTCTCGTGGTTGGAGGAAACGCACAACAAAGCTGTGCTAGAGCACCTAACATTGTTAGGTAAGTTCAAAGCCGACATGATGACTATTAAGGAAACTACTGATGCGTTCCAGAATCAAAAGACTGCATTAGTAGTATTGGCAGATGGCAAATATGTTGTTAAGATACGTGACAATGTACAACTGTATGACGATGTGACTTTACCCACAGAGCTGCGTGGCAAGCTAGGTATGCTCAAGCTAGTGGAGAAAGAGCAGATGGTAACTGGCATAGGTTGCCGAGCTAACGATGAAATTTTTGTGTTGCTGTTGGAGGAGGCGCAAGGTGAAGATCAACCAACGACTGCGTAAGCAGATCAAAGAGTACGAGCGTGAAGGCTTTACCGTCATTAACGTAGAAGACAGAGCGGGGTCGCACAAGTTGATAACCTTCGCCGAGTTTCCTGAACCACAGATAGTGTCAGACTGTAAATCAGACTGGCGGGCTTTTAAGAACAACATCGCACGGTATCGCCGACTGGCTTCCGCGCACAAGGAGGATTGCAGTGTTTAAATTATTGATGGCGAGATTGACCAACTCATTCCGTCTGCCTAACGCCGACGTGATGGCCGTGAAAGAACTCGAAGAAGCCAAGCGTGAGCTGTTGCAGATGCAGTCGGCGCAGGACTACGCCAAGTCCATGTGTTCATACCACGCGGAAAGAGTTAAGCGTCTTACGGCGTATGTAACCAAGGAGCAGGCATGATTGAGATAGCTGAAGACATGCTGTGCTTTGCACTGATCTGTTTTTTACTTACGGTGTACTTCAAATGACCGAGGACTTAACACTTTTAATTTCGCTGATCGTGACATGCTTTGTCGTGCTTGGCATTGTTGTAGTTGCAGTGCTGATCGTGATGGCTGGCGGAACGGATAAAAAATGAACGAATCAATTAAAAAAGCAATCAAAGCCATGAGGTCTTTCCAAGAGGGGACAAATGGCTTGTATGCAGGTGAGTTTAACGAGGAGATAAAAGCCCTTGAAGAAGCACTAAAACAACAGCAGGTTGCGCCTGTGGCGTGGATGACTATTAACGCTTATGGCGAAGAAGACGACATCCACTACGAAAACCCCGAGGGTCATTTGCTTGAAGGGTGGACATACAAGCCGCTTTACACGCACCCACCACAAGCAAAGCAACCGTCTGTAAAACTGCGCCGAGGGGATATTCTGCGGTGCATTGAGACTGATGAACTTTGTACTGTGTGGGCTACATCCACTACTCACAAAACACTGGTCAAGTGGAGTGGCAACGATTTCACCGATTACACGGCAGAGCAGATTGGCGAACTGTTTTGGGTTGAGCCTAAACCCGAAGAGCCTGTGGGATATTTCAACGCTAACAGTGATGGGAAATGGGAGCAGAGTGATTCAGATGATGGGGTTCCTTTCTTTGCTGCCACATCACAACAACGCAAGCCGCTGACGGAGGAGCAGTGGCAAGTGATTGCAAACACTTTACATTGCTGTATTACACGAAGCCAAAAAAATGTTATTGAAGATGCGATTGGCATTAAGGAGTAAGACATGACGCAATACACATACGAAACATACGGCATGGCTCGGTTTTATGTGCCAGAAGGTATGTACTCAATTAAAGAGATTGAAGAAATGCTCGCCGACATGAAAGAGGCAAAGAGGTATCAAGATCAACGGCTGAAGGCGTCAATGCAACCACTCAAGGAGAAGAACACATGAGCATCACCGCAATGAAGCAGGCGCTGGAGGCGTTGGAACTTTACTACGACCTGCACGGCGAAGAATCAGATGAGAAAGACATCGCCGCCCTCCGCACCGCCATAGAGCAAGCAGAGAAGCAGGAGCCTGTGGCGTTGGAAACCGTATATGAAACCATCATTCAATGGGATGATGGTGGTGGAAAGCGCAGCCGCAGGGAATTGGCAAGGCGCATTGTTGCCCTCTACACCACCCCACCCACACAAGAGTTTGTGTGCAGCACTGGTCTTTGCCATTACAAAGCAAAACGTGAGTTTGTAGGGCTGACGGATGAGTTAAGAGATGGTGGCGACCCAATGTTTCATTGTGGCGCAAAGTGGGCAGAACGCAAACTCAAAAAGAAAAACACACATGACAAAGTCTGAAATGACAGCCCTCTTACGCAGCTTAGGAGTAAGCGAAAACACCGTAACGGCTATGGAAAACGCATGGGAAATGGGTTTTGAAGTTGGTCGCCTACAGGGTATGCAACAAGAGCGTGCCCTATGGGAATTGTCAAAAACATCACAAGAGATCGGATATTAAACATGAACGCTTTTCATCCCGACTTCGTAAAGACTTGCATGCCCACGTTTATGGATACATTCAGAACGCATGACGCACGCCGTGAAGCCGCTGAAGCCTTGTCTGAGTACGTTACCAAGAAAAGACGCACAAAGCCCTCACACGGGTCCTTGACGGGTATATCAAAAGCGCAACGTGAGACCGAGCCAAACCAAAAGTTTCAGGACATCGCAGCGTTTCCCAAAACACGAAGGCGCGAGTCGATGAAGTCACTAGCTGCTGGCAAGAAAATGACGATGGCAGAAGTGGCAGCAGAACTTAAGCCCCGAGGGTTTCATACGTATAGCAAGGCAGGTACTGCCAACACAACAAAGGTAAAGAAGAAATGACATGGCCGTTCCCAACGCAAGAGACTCCGCTTAAACCGTGGACCCCTAAACAGATACGCGAGTACGCACAGCAACAACGAAGCAAAGAAGAGGAGAGCCCGCTATGAATCACGAAGCAGGAAAGGGCGACACACAGCGCCCGACAGACCACAAGAAGTTCAGCGTCAACTACGACGCGATCTTCAGGCAAACCAAGGAAGATTGGCAAGCGGAGGACGAGGAGTTTGAACGTGTGCAGCGGGAGCAAAATGAAAAAACGAAGTAAGTACCGACCAAAGGGAGTGCGTATGGATGCAGTGAGTTGGGTGTTGGCGGGACTCAAGCCTTTTGTAAGTGTGCCTATCAGCACCGACTTGCGCATCAAGAACCACAGCGCTATGGATACGCTACGCCGAGGAGATGCAACACGGGCGGACATCGACGTGTTGATCGGTGCGTTCAATATGTGTGAGGCATACATGCGCCTACGCCCTGAGCTTGGGTCCGATTGGGCTGACGAGATCAAGGCGGGGATGGATGCACTTCATGCCGTGGGCAAACGTGGTGTCGAGAGCGGGCGGTTCATTCTCAAAGCAACTGAGCTAGTGGCTATGAACTTGGTCATGGAGATTCATGACGCGCAGCTAGAGAACACAACTGTGCACGACATGGAGAAGGCGATGGACATAGTGGCGCAGGAGTACCGCGCACGAAGGATGCGACCTATTGTGGAGAAGGAGAAAGCATGACAACAGGAATTGAATATTTAAAACCAGAGAAAAAACGACAAGGGCGCGGTCCCGGTAAGAAGCCGACCTTTGTTAATACGAGCTTGCGCTTGCCGAAAGATGTAGTCGAGTACTTCGAGACCTTTCCCAACAAGCAAGCCAAAATCCGAGAAGTTCTTACCGAGTATGTAAACAGCCAACAGCAAGGAGCTAACAATGGCAACTAAAAAACCAACCCAAGCGCAGAAGATTCGTGACTATGCGGCAAAGCGTCCTAACGCAACCATCGCCGACATTGCTCATTCAATGGGCATACGCTACCAAACCGTGTACGCAGTACTGAAGGCCAAGCCGAGTGTGAAGGTGCCGGAAGTTGTTAAGCACCTAGGTGTAACTATGGCAAAAGACGACGTCACCAAACTGACGGAAGAACAAACAGCGCGTTTGATTTTCAACAACACCCAAGGCCGTCAACGCCTCCAAGCCGCCAACCGATTTGCCGAAGCCCAACACATAGAGATGATCGAACCACCTTCCGATAACGTCAACCATCCTGCTCATTACAAAGTAGGCGGTATCGAGACCATCGACTTTATCGAAGCCAAGCAATTGAGCTACCACCTTGGCAACGTGGTGAAGTACATCGCACGTGCCGACAGCAAAGGCAACCGAGAGGAAGACCTGCTCAAAGCACGTTGGTATCTGAACCGCGAGATTGCGAAATTCGGTAAGTAAAAACACGGGGGCCTAACATTGTTAGGCCTCTTGACAAAGTACAATGTAGGAGTATCATGGCAGCAACCCCAGAGGCAAAAGTCAAAGACAAGATCAAGAAGATTTTGAAAGAGCACGGTGCTTGGTACGCGATGCCGATGGGCACGGGCTATGGCAACAGTGGAGTCCCTGATTTCTTGGTGTGCTTGAACGGTGAGTTCCTAGCCATTGAAGCGAAGGCTGGCAAGGGCGTACCGACAGCGTTGCAAGAGAAGAACATGCGGGACATTGAGAAGGCTGGCGGTAGGACGCTCGTTGTGAACGAGAAAATCCTAGAGCTGGGAACATTGGAAGCAGTATTGGAGAACATGAAATGAGTGAAGTAAACGAAGGCGTGGGCATCATCTTGGCCCGTATGGAGACCAACCCCGAGGAGTTCTTTGGGATGGGCGATCAAGGACTGAGTGGCCACAAGTGGCGATGGATTTTTGCCGAGAGCTTGCGTGAGGTAATGACCGAGCCCGAGAAGGCCGCAATCTTTGAAGGCATGAAGCGCATCCGTCGCTTAGAGATTACGCATAAGGCGATAGCCACAGTGATGCCACAGGAAGAGGAAGAAACAATTCAGTTCAAAGAAGCTATGCGCCTAGATAGCTCCGGCGGTTTGGGCATTGGGGCGCGGGGGCATATTTGGGGCGGTGCAGTGCCTAAGTCTGAAGGAAAACGAATCAAATGACCGAACTATCTAACGCAGTGACCGTGCTGATTGCACGGATGGAATCACACCCCGAAGACTTTAATGGGGCTGGTCAGCTTGGGCGGCCTAAATTTTCTGACGTAGCTAACGCCCTTTATGGGTTGGTTGGTATGGACAAAGAGATGGCTGGCGCTTACTGGTTCCTCACCGACGCCGACAAAGAAGCATTGATCGAAGCGTGGAAGAAGTATCACCGCACTGCTATGGAGAAGGAAGTCATGTTAAAAATCTTTGACGACGGCGCGGAAGAACGTGAAGCTGAGGTGAAGAGGCTTCAAGCACAGAAACGTGCGCATATCAACGCACAGATGGCCGCGCAACAAATCAAAGCGGGAAGCATTTCACCACTGCATAACAACGCCGCGCAGAACTCCACTGTGCAACCTTGGCAAAACGCAACGAACGCCGCACAAAACTCGTCAGGTAACACAGGCTTGTTCGGCTCGGCTGGGTCGGCAATTTCAGGACTTTTTAAATGACGGACGAACAACTAGCCATCGTCATGGAATACCTATGGCAACAGGGCGTAGATAAAAAGCGCGTCAAGAAGGCTGTGGATATTTGGTGGGCGATCAAAGAGAAACGTGTGGTATAGTGGATACGAATACGTTTTAGGAGTCTAGGATGAAAAAGCAAACAGCGGAATCTTTTTGGGCGCGAGTCCAAGGAGATAGGCGTCAACGCAATGGGTGCTGGGAGTGGCAAGGTGCGTGTAACAACACAGGGTATGGCACGGTTGGGTGGCACGGTAAAACGTACACCGCACATAGGGTCGCGGCTTGGTTAAGCGGGTTGGTAAAAGACCCAGCGAGGCCGACTAACCCGCAAGAAAAAGCCCACGTTCTGCACAAGTGCGACAACCGTAAATGCTGTAACCCCACGCATTTCTTTATCGGTTCGTATTCAGATAACCAGCTGGATGCCTACGCAAAGAGACGTAGATCACAGCCAAAGGGGGAGGCCCACGCAAACGCGAAGCTAACAAACAAACAGGCGGCAGAAATCCGCAGGATTTACAAAGTGCATGGGCTGACACAGAAGCAATTAGCGAACAAATTTGATGTGAGCCAAAGGGCGATTAGTTTAATTATTAGAGGAGAGACGTACTGATGGATATTATTGTTGTGGATTTTGAAACGGCGTATGGGGCGGACCTTGGGTTTGCGAAACAGACTACTGAGGAATACGTACGTGACCCGCGCTTTGAAGTGGTGGGTGTCGCTGTGCAGGTCAATGATGGTGAGCCCGAGTGGTTCACGGGGAGTATGGTCGAGACTGCGGAGTTTTTGAAAAAATACGATTGGGAGAACTCCCTCGCCCTAGCCCACAACGCTATGTTCGACGGCTTCATTCTGTCCGAGCACTTCCAAATCAAACCGAAAGGGTGGCTGGACACTTTGTCTATGGGCCGAGCGCTTCACGGTACGAACGTAGGCGGGAGCCTTAAAGTGTTGGCCGAGTACTACGGCATCGGCGAGAAGGGCACTGAGGTCAACGATGCGAAGGGCTTACGCCGCACTGACTTCCCTCAACAACAGCTAGTTCAGTATGGAGAGTACTGTAAGAACGACGTGCGCCTGACGTGGGACTTGTTTGGGCGCATGAGCCAGAACTTTCCCGCTACTGAATTGCGTCTGATTGACCTGACCATCCGTATGTTCACCGACCCAGTCTTACAACTGGACGAGGGGATGTTGAACGTGCACTTGCAGAACGAGCGTCAGCGCAAGAAAGATTTGTTGGATAACTTTGACAAAGACACGTTGATGAGCAACCCCAAGTTCGCCGAGTTGCTCCGTGCGTGGGGTGTTGAGCCACCGATGAAGAAGAGCCCTGCTACGGGCAAGGAGACTTATGCGTTCGCAAAGACAGATGAGGCGTTCAAAGAACTTCTCGAACATCCGAATACAGCGGTACAAGCACTGGTCGCCGCACGGCTGGGTACGAAGTCTACGATTGAGGAATCGAGAACTGAACGTTTTATTGGGATTGCTCGGCGAGGTCCCATGCCAGTTCCCCTCCGCTACTACGCCGCCCACACGGGACGGTGGGGTGGTGACGACAAACTGAATCTGCAAAACCTCCCGCGTAACTCCACGTTGAAGAAAGCCATCCTCGCACCTGCGGGGTACATGATGATCGACTCCGACTCATCGCAAATTGAAGCCCGTACGCTGGCATGGCTAGCTGGGCAAGACGACTTAGTGGAGGCATTTGATCGTGGCGAGGACGTGTATTGCATTATGGCTAGCGCCATTTACGGGAGAGAGATAACTAAAGCGGATAAAACCGAACGACACGTGGGCAAAGCGACGGTACTTGGCGCAGGCTACGGCATGGGCGCGGCAAAATTCCAAGTGACCCTGAAAAACTCTGGTGTGGAAGTATCTCTTGATGAGGCGAAACGAATCATCGACACCTACCGTCAAACCTACCCCCGAATCACTGCACTATGGAAAGCGGCGGGTACCGCACTCGAAGCGATATTGCGCGGGCAGCTAACAATGTTAGGGCGTGATGGCATCCTGAAGATTGAAGGTAAGGGCGGCATCCGCTTGCCCAACGGCTTGTATATCCGCTACCCCAACCTGCGTCAGAAGGTAGACGAGGAAACAGGCAAGACCGAGATTGTGTACGACACCAAGAAGGGCCGAGCCGTTACCCCCAACCGCATCTACGGCGGCAAGGTAGTCGAGAACGTGTGTCAAGCCCTAGCGCGAATCATCATTGGCGACCAGATGCTGATGATTGCCAAGAAGTATCACGTTGTGATGACCGTGCATGACGCTGTGGCTTGTATCGTGCCGACCGACGAGGTTAAGACTGCTGTGGAATACGTTGAAATGTGTATGCGCATCCGACCCAAGTGGGGCATGGAGTTGCCCTTGAACTGTGAATCAGGATATGGAGAGAGTTATGGGGATTGTTAAATGACACAACCGATTAAATGGTCCTTCAGTAGCCTGAAGACGTTCCAACAGTGCCCGAAGAAGTACTACCACACCAAGGTAGCGAAGGACGTGAAGGAGCCCGACACCACGGCTACGCTGTATGGCAAGTCTGCGCATACTGTGGCTGAGGAATACATTAAAGACGGGACACCAATCCCTCCGGCCTTTGAGTACCTTAAGAATACGCTGGATGCTCTAGCTGCTATCCCCGGGATCAAACTTTGCGAGGAAGAACTTGGCCTGACCAAAGACCTTGAGCCATGCGCGTTTGACGCACCCGAGGCATGGTGGCGTGGCATTGCCGACTTGGTCGTGTTAGACGAGGCGAATGAGTTGGCGTGGTCGGTTGACTACAAGACGAGCAAGAGCGCACGGTACGCCGACGTGAAGCAGTTGGACTTGGTGGCGACAGCCATCTTCAAGAAGTACCCCAAGATCAAGAAGATCAAGTCAGCCCTGCTCTTTGTGGTGAGCAAGGAGTTCGTCAAGGCTACGCACCATGCCGAGATGGTTGCCAAGTACATGGAG